CTTTGTTCTAGTAGAACTCGCAGAAGTTGAATTAAAAATTATTGGTTTATTTATTGGATTATCAGGAATCTTATATTTAAAAAATAATAAAAAACTACTTTTAGAATTTTTATTTCAAGCTGGATATACATCATTTTTGATGGCAACAAAACTATCAAACGCGTACACAAAAGTTAAAAATTATTTTGTTTCTTCTGTTTCTTCTGTTTCTTCTGTTTCTTCTGTTTCTTCAAACTCGACCGATCAAAAATGTAAATCCTGTATTTATGATGAAGTAAAAGTAATTAAAAATGGAGTTCGTTACGCGTCTTTCGAAACAATGTCAACATTTAAAGAATCTGGTTGTTTAGGAAATCCAAATGATTATTATGACCTTGAAGAAATTGTAGAGGAGTCCAATTCTTCTTCTTATTGCGCTTCTTCTGCTTCTTCTTTTGATTCCGACACCTCTTCTTCATCATTATGTTCATCTCCATCTCCGTCGTCGCATTCGTCACACACATCATCATCAGAACCTTCATCATCGGAACCACTATTTTTAATGGAAAAAAATGAATCTAATCATACAATTGAGTTCAGGGCGTTTGATTTCATCATGCATACAAATTACATGTATCCCGAATCAACTGAAACATCCAGACAAAATTATACAAGGATTTATAGAACTTTTGTTGAAAACGACTATCATGCAGATAATACAACGTATGAAACATCAAACGCGGAAATGATTATTTGCAATTTAGAAATAGATGGCGACGATGGCGACGGTGGCGACGATAATCAAGAGTATGAAATTGATTTATCTCGTCCCTATAATTTCAACGTCGTCGGAAATATCGTTTTGGATGAAAAATTTGTTTATTGGTATATTCTTAAAAAATACAATTACGCGATTGAACCTTCTGTAAATTACAAAATTACGTGCATTACAAAGGATATTAAGACGTTTCAACTCGACAGATCGTCATCTGGATTGCGCGTACACTTGAATGAATATGCATGTGAATGTAAAAAGGAGCTCGATCAATAATCCGAATTATTATCAAAAATTATTTAGACGCAATATTTTTAACATTTATATTTATATTAATTATTTTAAAAATCAATATAAATATATTATCTTATTAAGTTATTATGGCATCGTTCGAAGTAATTCAAACAACGTTGACAGAGAACGGAACTAAACGTAAAACAAATATAAAAAATACCACTACTATCGCCGCCAATAATAAAAATATGACAACTGTCAAAGCGTGTGAAGGAAATAATACAAATATTTTCAAAAAAGGTTCCGATTCGGAATCAAAAGATGTTGTTGTCGTTTCAACGAATTCCGTATTGCACGACTTGTCGGATGCGTGGATTCTTTGGGCGCATTTGCCCCACGATACCGATTGGAGTTTGAAAAGCTATATGAAAATTTATGAATTTAATACCGTAGAACAGGCGATTACAATCACGGAAACGCTGCCGCCTGTTTTGGTGACCAACTGTATGTTGTTTTTGATGCGAAAGGGCATCAATCCAATTTGGGAAGATGAACGAAACCGAAATGGAGGTTGTTTTTCATACAAGATTCCAAATAAGGACGTGCCTGACGCGTGGAAACAGCTTTCATATTCGCTGGTTGGAGAGACCATGTCCGATAATAAGAAATTGTTGCCTCATATCAACGGAATCACAATTTCTCCAAAAAAGAATTTTTGTATTATCAAAGTGTGGCTGGCAAATTGCTCGTTTCAAGACGCAGCAGTTATTCGCGAAGTCCACGGAATCACTTCACACGGTTGCTTATTCAAACGACATGTGCCGGAGTATTAATATTTTAATATTGTGTTACCTGTGAAAATTATGGTTAGATTAACATTCAATTTATATTTACGAAAATATAAATTGAAAAATTATGAATTACTTTTTAAACATTCAGTGTTATCAGCAGCAACAAGCAACAAGCAACAAGTATCAATAAATCGATTCAAAAATGGAAATTACGACGGGCAATAAATCTGGATCCTCCGGATCCAAGTCCAAATCTGGAGTAGGTAAGTCGGGAAGAAAGAGAATGAACAAAAAGGAGGCATCCAAGTGGTTTCAGAGATTAACGCGTCTCGAGCGTTCATTATTGAAACAAGAAAAAAAAACGTCGTCAAGTGAGGAGATAAAAACCAAAAAAGAAATGCATGAGCGCGAGCGTGAACTGCTACTCAAGCGACGTTCCGAGCATGAAGCCCGCATGAATGCCCAGTTGCAATCCAAGGCGGAAATCACAAAACAAATACAAAAATGTAAAGACATGCGCACTCGACTGATTCCATTCCAGATGAGGTTGGCACAGATGCAGCTGCATCAATCTCACAGCTATCATCAGTACACCCGGTCCGCCCATTTCCTGTTCAAACTTGGCATCTTGGAATGCGGTATTTCAAATGAATTGCGGTTGATACAAGATGAGGAAAAAGTCCTTTTCGACATGCAACACAAACACCACTGCATCAAAAATTCAATCAAAGATATTATCACAAAAAGAACCGCACTTTCCAACCCTTATACACGCATTCAAGCAAAAATATATGTGGACAACGTCTACAAATTGGTGACGGTGTAAGGTTTGAAAGCGCACTATGTTTGGCACTATGTTGACATTGCAACACAATGGTAGTCGCCAATTTGTTTATTGCGCTACCATTTATTTTTTCGCACATTTATTCTAGGTCCTGAACCTTTCTTGTTCATATTTTTCGGGTCATATGACTCCTCTTCATCATCAGAATTTAAATCCTTGCTCATCTCCCAGAACTCTTTACTACCGAGTTTAAACGGCCCATGCTGTTGCGCCTTGTACCAGAAAATTTGGTCCTGTAGCTTATTCGACTTGGCATTTTTATGTATCACTAAACACTCAAAATTTTCAGTGCATTGGTCCATGACTTGACAGAACGACTCGAATGTCGGAAACATTCCCGTGTAATTTTCATAAATTCGTCTTCGATTACCTAAATCCGGTTCTCGCAGGATAAATACATAGTCAATATTGGTTCTAAGAAGTGGAGGGATACCTAAAGGATATTGCATTGTAATTACTAGCATAATCTTCCAGTGACGCCCGTTGAGAAAGAGGAGACGCATCATAGTGTCGCGGGTCCATTTGTTATCGAACAAACAATCATCGAGGATGACAAAAGTTCGGGGGTCTATGGTGCTTCTTTTGTACGATTCTATTTCTTTTTTTACTTGTTTCAGGACCGCTTTTTGTCGTTTCAGGATATTTTCAATGATGGCGGTATTGTATGCGTCGTGGATGAAGAGTTTCGGCACGTGTTCTCCGAAGAATCCGTTTCCTGCTTCTGTTCCTGATATGACGGTTCCGATGGGGATGTCCTGGTGGTAATACATGAGGTCTTTTACAAGGAAACTTTTACCGGTATCACGCCGACCGATGAGGACGATGACGGGGCCTTTATTTTCGTCGGGTCTAAAGCTGATGGAGCGCATATCGAATTTTCCTAATTCTAAATTCATTTGGATTTATATTTTTTCGAGAAAGTAGAGAGAAGGGAGAATAATAATAAATAAATATAAATGCTGAATAAAATAAATACAATTATAGATATATATGAGATAATGAAATAATATATTTGGTTAATTTAAACTCATTTTTTAATACAATATATAAATAAGATAAACGATGTCGAAGAAATCTGTAAAAAAATATAGAAATAGTAAAAATTGTAAAAAATGTAAAACAAGGAAGAGGTTTTTATATCATCCAGATGATCCTAAAAAATCATTTGATGTGTATATAGATAAAAATCCGAGAGATACGATACATATAAAATATAAAAGGGTGGATGATGTAAAGACGACGATTCGCAAATTGGAGCGACTTTACAAGGATAAAAAGTATACACACAAACGCATATGGCAGGTGGGAATGATTATGAAGGTCCGACTAGAAGTATTGCGGGATAAAAAGCCGAAAGAGTATCATTTAGCTAAAAAGTATTTTGATTTTCTGAGTGAGAGAACAAAAATGGATGATAAAGATCGATACAAGGCGACATTTTTTTAATGTATAATATAATAATATAAGAGGAACTATGAAAAATATTCTTGTGAAAAATAAGTTTAAATACTTGTATTTTTCTATGTATAGACAGTATTAATTTGACTTTTGTATTTTATTTTTAATTTAACA